AAAATTTGTTTTCCTAGCCAAGTGAGTGTTCAATAACTCACCTCGCCTGCTGCAACTAGATAGGACGCATACCTAGCAGCTTCTTCGTTCATTTCACGTTCATTCGTTGAATGCAACAACGCCAACCAGAACACGGCATCATAGTAATCTTCGGTAAGCGCCACACGTGCCAAACCATACATCGTGTTTTCATCACGAGCTCTGATTAATTGCGCGTTTGTATTCGTTTCGGCTGCCACCGCTTGTAACAGCGTAGGTATGTTCGCCTCACCCACTATATTTTTGTATGTTGAATAACGATTGTATGCATTGCGATATCGCGTTATTGTCATCCTCTTCATGGCGTATGGTGTTGCAAATTCTTTTGCTGTATCTGCATTATAATTAGTTGTCAACACTGACACAACGGTTGGTTGTTGCTCGTAATATTCGGCATCTACCGGCACTGCTAGTTGAGCTACGCCAGGCCCATCTGATTGTGCGAGTGCGGCGTGAAACACCGACTGCGCTTGCCGTTTTGCTAGCTGCCCAGCATCCGGCATAGTTTTCTTTTCCACGTAACGTGACGCATCAGCCTGCAGTTTCTCAATCTGTTGTTGCGAAGCATCAAATGGGACGCCGATTATTTCGACCTTGCTTGCATCTGGCTTCATTTTTCTCATGCCACTTAGTTCATACATTGAACCGTCATTTCTTGGCACGCCGCAGCCACCTGTAGAACGCGTTCCATGTAGAACTTCTGCAACCAATTTCACTTCACCGGACCTCGCCCATTTCTTAAAGGCGCACACCTGCAATAGTTGCGTTGCGTTTAACGCGAAGTTTGCGCGCCTCGCAATTTTATGTATCGTGTCCATAATGGATGACATTTTTGTTGCCGGATCAATTAACGTGCCAACCGTACTGTTTGACCACTGCCCGGAAGCGGCCGACCCAACCACGCGACATAATGAACCATACGTGCCATACGACGTTGTGAACAACCTAAAGAATTCACGGTACGTCAAACTTGTCAACTGTTTAATCGGCTTGAACTCGAATCCCATCAATTTCCCTGTTCGCAAGATCAGGTAAGAGTGGTACGTGCTGAGGGACAGCAACATCACATCATCACCACCTGTATTACCCATTATAACAATTGATTCGTTGAACAGAACTTCGACTTGTTGAGCTATGACTTGCAGGTACGCTATGTTCAGTATTGAGTTAGCCCATGATGTCATGCGCCAACCAGATAGCAATCCGTTCTTGAATGTGTACGTGTTCCTACCTGTTTCCAATTCCACTCGAGACAGTGATTCGATTGTCCAATCAATTGCCCACTCCAAATCAGAAGTTAACACACCATAATGCGTGTATATCTCCTTGATGCCATCCAGCATCATGGCTAGATGTTTTTGCTCATGTTGTTCATTGAAGCTGGTGTAATCCAGCATCAGGCCAGAGACGAAGTCGCTCGTGTCTCGCCAAACCCAGTGATCCTTCAAGGCCTGATCGTTCTCAGCAAGTAGCATGGTGTGTTTGATAGGAGAGCCTTTTTCAGCGAGGAATAAAACCATAGAGCATACAATGTAATGCATCAACGTCGCAGGATATAGAGAGCGGGGATTCGCCCTGCCCACCTCCTTCTTTGTAAAGAACCTAGTGAAGCTGTTTGGCATGTAATCGGCTAATGCCTCTTTTGCTATACGCGTAAATTCGCTGAATTCAAACACGGCTGCTTTGTTCAACCGAATGCGCAACCGGCCAAGCACCTTGTCGATTCCGGTGAATACGTCTGCGGTCACTGCTTCTATCTCAGCAGCATGTTCATTCGCAGCCTGCAGGGTGATAGTAGTTTTAGGTGCTCCAGTCGCACTACCCGATTTGCCCCACATTTTGCGCATACGCAAAAATTCGTCAAAATTTGCACCGTATTCAGCCAAGGCGAGTATTTTGTCACGGTTTGCCTGCATCGTTTCTTGGTACACACTGCTGATTGCGCGGCGCAGGCGCTGGTCAAACTCGGTTTCGCTCCAGGTGCCCGTGTTCGGGTCGTACCAATACTTCGGGGCAGTCATTTGAGCGCGTTCAGCAGCTTCCTTCTCTATATCAACTTCATCTGGGCTGCGGCCGGCCAAGCTTTGCCAGTAGGTAACTACGCCTATTTCGCGGGGGTGGAATTTATAACCAAAAAGAGTCCCGCTCACCCTGATAAGATTGTGAGCTTCGGCCGCCCTCAGCGTGTATTCACGAGTTGGTAGTAACCCCAGCATGACCTTCGTTGCGCGTTTGTGCAAATGGGGGAACGTGTCGCGCACCATGTAATCGTACACCATTTGCGACAATAATCGCTCGTACGAACACACGGTCACGTCTCCTGCCCCAAGCGTGAATAACATTTGCGTGCTCCAGTCACTAATGACCATGCTATTCACCGAGTTCTGGATAAAGTCCCCGAGATTGCAAAGTGCAAATTTTGATGTGCCTGCCGAAAAAGGAAACTTTTCGCGGAGTGTCGTTTCGTCACTATCAACTTCCATCTCATGTAGGTTGGAAGCTACCATTTGCAAATTTTCTCTCCATTTCACTGTCACCGTTTTGTGCAACCAATCGCACCATAGTGGATGATTGTGGTGGCGTAACACATAGTCTGGTGACTCCAGGCCCAATTGACTGTAAATGTAACGCGCAAGAATAGCTTTTTCATGCTCCGAATTGCTATCGCTCAAGATCATATCTTCCATTTTTTGCAAGCCAGACTTCGCCACCTGCAGATAGTCTCCACCTGCAAGCACCTCCCTGGTGAATGACCGCCGTATGTTGATACTCGGTTCTTGATGGATGACACTCCAGATCAAGCTTGATACCTGGCCCACGCGTTCCAACACCACAGGCAAATCTATACCATGCCTTCGGCTATACGTGTCGTTTGCGCTACGCGCGGCCGCGGCACTAGCTAAGAACTGTTCCTGTTCTTGCGGCGCCATTGATCGATACCGGCCTGTTTCCATGATGCCGGCGTCTGACAGGCAATATTGCGCTACGATTTTCACTCCCAGTTTGTGCGCCATTTCAGTTGAGTGAATATACAGTATTGGAGCATTGGAGTCAGGGTGCAACGAGTTAAATACGCGCTCCAACCGCAACTGATAAATGTCGTTGGCGAGGTCGAGGTCATAGCTGTTCTGCTTGTTGAACCCCAACGCAACAAGACGTTCATCCCACTCGATGTCATCCGTTCGATCCGGGGTGTCGGCTAATAGTGCGTCCACATCGTAACCACCGAACTCCATGGCCGCGGTTGATTTCCCGCACCCCATCGGCGCCACTACTGCGAGCAACCCCTCCCACTCGATATTCTTCCGGTAGAACAAGCGTTCTGGCACTGCACGCGGAACCGTGGTTGCATGGTAGTTGACTGACTCAGCAGTGTACGAAGCTGCGAATGCTGCACACATGTTGATTTAGCTATCTAGGTTGCTGCCCTGTCTTTTTAGAACTTTTAATGTTCGCGTTTTTCAGTTTTTGATT